AATACATCCGACTATGCAGATCAACCACAAACAATAACTTTAAATAAAGGTATTGTTGCATCTTCAAATTCCTTTGCAAATGAGAGTTATACCTTTGCAATTTTAGATGATATCACTGTTCCCGTCTCAGATAATACAGCATCTTTTGATAATGTTGCAATTTACGAAGGAATTTATCTTACAAGCACTTTTACAGTAAATTCCTTTGACCCTGATCAACGTTTTATTCTTGAAAATAGCGGAATTGATATTTCTACACTTCGAGTTGTTGTAAAACCGTCTCAATCTTCCACTGTTACTCGTAAATATATCCAATCTGACAGTTTATTTGACATTACATCAGAATCTCCTGTCTATTTTGTTCAAGAAATAGAGGGTGAGAGGTATGAATTGATATTCGGAGACGGAATTTTTGGTAAAAAATTAGAAGCACCCAGTTTTATTGAAGTTTCTTATCTTGTAACGGGTGGTCAACTAGCAAATGGCATTAATAATTTCAATTTTGCAGGAAAATTAACATCTTCACGAGATAATACAACTATTAGTAGTGGAGTTTCTCTTGTTACTACACTTAATAACAGTTCTTTAGGTCAAAATATCGAATCTGTAGAATCTATTAAGAAATATGCGACTCGAATTTACTCATCTCAAAAAAGAGCTGTCACAACCGCTGATTTTGAAGCAATTATTCCCTCATTATATACTGAAACTGACTCTGTTTCTGCTTTTGGTGGTGAAACTCTTAATCCTCCACAATATGGAAAGGTTTTTGTAAGCATTAAACCCACTAATGGACCTTATTTGTCCAATCAAATTAAAAATAACATCAAAAGAGAGATTAAAAAATATTCAGTTTCAGGAATTGACGTAGAAATTACTGATTTGAAGTTTTTATATATTGAATTGAACATAACTGCTTATTATAACTCTAATTTAATCTCATCTTCTGAAGATCTCGTTAGTCTCATTTCTGCTAATTTAAGAAAATATGCTAACTCAGCAGAAATGAATAAATTTGGTGCTAGATTTAAGTATAGTAAGTTATTATGCGTTATTGATAATAGTAGCGATGCCATAACTTCTAATATTACGACAGTTACTATAAGAAGGGATTTGAGAGTATCGTTAAATAGTTTTGCGGAATATGAAATTTGTTATGGAAATTGTATTTTTGTTAAGAGTTGCGATGGATTCAATATTAAGTCATCTGGATTTAATGTAGATGGTATTGCTGGTGTGGTATATCTTACTGATAAACCTGATGAAGGATCTACTGAAACTGGTCAAATTATGTTAATACAATTAGAAGCATCTAATCAAGCAAAAATTCTTAAAAAATCAATTGGAACGATTGATTATAAAAAAGGAGAAATTAAACTTTCACCAATTAATATAACTAATACTGTGGTTAATAAAGGATTCCCACTTATTGAAATATCTGGTTCTCCCTGTTCTAATGATGTATTAGGTCTTCATGATCTCTATGTACAAATTGATCTAGAAAATACCCTTATTAATGGTATTTCTGATTCCGATAATCTGGATTCAGCCGCTTCTAGTTATGCAAATGGTAGTTTAGTTAGAGGTCAAAAAGTGATTCCAGGTTCTACTACTTGCGATACACCTGATAATACTGTATTCACTGCTAATGGTGCTACAGTTTCCTCTACAACCGCCTCCAGTGCTTCTACAACAGCAGCAACTACTACTACAACCACATCTTCTTATTAATATCGCAAGATGATATCAACAGATCTTCAAAGAGTACAGATTCAAAATATAGTTGAGAATCAACTCCCTTCTTTTGTACAAGAGGATTTTCCTTTATTGGGGGAATTTCTTAAAGAGTATTATGTCTCTCAAGAATATCCTGGAGCTTCTGCTGATGTAATTCAGAATATAGATGAATATTTAAAATTAGAGTCTTTAACTAATAATGCTAATGAAACAGAATTAGGAAGTGCCGTTGGATATCAAGATACCACGATTACTGTTACCTTTGATCTTAATAAGAGTATTTTTGGAACATATCAATTTCCAGATAGAGATGGTTTAATACAAATTGATGATGAAATAATATTATATAAAGAAAAAACTAATACTACATTTACAGGATGCGTAAGAGGATTTAGTGGTGTCACATCATATGGTACATCTGATCAATTAACATTTTCGCAGTCAGATATTAATCCTCATGCAAAAGGAAGTAAAGTTACAAATTTAAGTGCTTTACTTTTTAATAGATTTTTATTAAAACTTAAGAATCAGATTTCTCCAGGATTTGAAGATAGGACTTTAGATACTGATCTAAATCAAAAATTATTCATTTCCCGATCAAAAGATTTTTATCAGACTAAAGGTACAGATGAATCCTATAATATTCTTTTTGGTGCATTATATGGTGAGAAGGTAAATGTAATAAAACCAAGAGAATATCTTTTTAAACCTTCTGATGCTGATTATAGAGTAACTAAAGATTTAGTGGTTGAATCTATTGAGGGAAATCCTCTTGATTTATTAAATAGCACTCTATATCAAGATTCACAACATTTTGGAGATCATTATTGCTTAGATGCAGCTTATGCTCCTATTAGTGGAGTAGAAAAAATCTCTATTGGTAGTTCTGACTATTATAAGTTAAATCTAGATTATGGTTATGCTAGAGATGTTCCCCTTAAAGGAAGTGTATATGGAGAATTTATAATTCATCCTAATACACAAGTAATAACAGAAGTATCGATAGGTTCAAGTGTAATAGACGTAGATTCAACTATAGGTTTTCCTGATGCAGGAGAATTGTATGCAATCTATGGAACTGGTGCTACAGGAATATTAACTTATAGGTCTAAATCCATAAATCAGTTCTTTGATGTTGGTTTAGCTCATACCACAACAGTTGGTGTTACAACCACTATTGATTCAAAAGAAAATATTCGATTAAATACTGATGTTTATGGATATGTCGGTCTAGGAACTACTACTAGAGTTTCTATGAGGGTTACTGGGGTTTTAGCAAACTTGGAAATTCCAGATAATACTTATTCTTTTGATAATAATGACAAGGTTTCCATAAAGTCTTTAGGAATAACTACTTCAAGTCCTAAAACTGAAAATTGGTTCTATAATGTATCTACAAAATATGATGTAGAAACTATAACTCTGGTTGATATTTCTGATTTTACATATACTCTAGTCACTTATGCTAAAAATAACTTTAGATTAGGTGATCAAGTTACAGTTATTGATTCGTTAGGTAATACTAAAGATTCTGTTGTAAATGAAGTTATAAGTGACTATAGTTTTTCTATCAAAGGACAAGGAGAAATTGTAAATGCCAAATATACTGTTGAAAGAAAAATTTTAAGAGCAAATGTAAAAACATCTTTAACTGATTATTCTTATATTGATAATTACTTTGCTAATGTTCAAAATACTTATGTAAAATTTAATCAAGATCTTTTAGTAGCATCTTCTTCTATTCCAAATTATCATAATTCGCCTCTAGATTTCTATGATAGAAAAATTACTCTAAATGGAGAGTATAGTGGAGAGACATTTGAAATATTAACTGTCAATGATCATGGATATTATACTGGAGATGCAGTTTACTATAATCCTTATAATATAGAGACCAAAGATTTTCTTGGAAATACGACCAAGGTGGTGAGTAAGTTTGCTGAAATGGATGCAGGTATTTTCTTTGTAAAAAGAGTAAATAAAAACGAATTTAAACTAGCAACAAGTCCAGCTAACATATCTAATAATTCCTTTATTTCAGTATCTGGGATTGTAACTTCTAATACTTTAGAATATGTTGATTTTCATAATAAAAATGTTGATCATCAACTTTTATTGAAAGAAATAAAAAATCCAATTAATGAGGATGGAGTTTTTACTACTGGTCCAGGAGATAGGACGGGTATTTTGGTTAATGGTGTTGAGATTTTAAATTATAAGTCGAATGACACAGTTTATTATGGAACTATTAAAGATATTGATATTGCGGCTGAAGGAAATGGTTATGATGTTATAAATCCTCCCGTTTTACATATTTCCGATAATGTAGGTTCAGGTGCAACGGGTATATGTGCCATTGAAGGGACTTTAATAGGAATCGATATTGAAGATCCAGGTTTTGACTATGTTTCACATCCTACTATTACTATAAGTGGGGGTAATGGTGAAGGTGCAAGTGCAAGAGTTAATACTAAAGAGATTGAACACTCAGTTTCGTTTAATGCAACAGCTGATTCTGCCCGTGTTGACCTAACTGACAGTACTATTGGTTTTTCTACCTATCATAAGTTCAGAAATGGTGAAAAAGTCATTTATAAGACATTTGGACAAACTGCAGTTAATGGAATTTCAACAGATGCAATTTATTATGTTCATACCGTAGGTGTATCTACTGTAAAACTTTATAAGTCAGAAACTGAAGCAGTAAATGTTGGTTTGAATACTGTTATTCTTTCAGGTTTTGGAGTTGGGGTTCATAACCTTCAATCTTTTGATAAAAAGAAAATTGTATCTAATATTATAGTCGATAATTCAGGTTCTGGTTATGAAAATAAGAAAAGAACCATAATTTCTGCAACAGGAATTAATACGGCTCTTAATCAAATCAATATTAATGATCATGGATACAAATCTGGTGAAATTATCCAATATTCATATAATGTTGATCAAATTACGGGAATTAATTCAAATACAAATTATATCGTTACTGAAGTTGATAAAAATAACTTTAAATTGTCCAGTGTAGGAGTTGGAACCACTACTAAATTCCTATATTATGAAACAGAGCAATATATTGATTTTTCTGTTGCTGGTTTAGGTACTGGAACTCATACTTTTAACTATGAACCTATTACAGTAACTTTAAATGGTGAAATTGGAGTTCTTACTGCTACAGGGCAAGATTTCCAAGCAAAACTTCAACCTTTATTTAAAGGATCTCTTAATTCTGTACAAGTGACCAATGAAGGGTCTTCTTATGGTTCTTCAGATATCATAAACTATGATCGTCAACCTTTATTGACTCTTAAAAATGGATCTGGTGCAGAAATCACTCCAATTATCAATAATGGTAGAATAGTTGAAGTTCAAGTTGATAATCAAGGTGAAGGATACAATGCACCTCCTAATTTAGTCATCACTGCTAATCAAGGTAATTATGGAAAGTTAGTTCCTATCCTTAATGATGGAAAAATCACTAGTGTGAGAATTGACAATCCTGGAATTGGATATACAGGTAGTGTGGGTGTAGCGGTAACGACTGATGCTTCTAATGGAAAATTAAGAGCAAAACTTCAGACTTGGACAATTAATTTATTCCAAAAATATGTAGATATTATTTCTGAAGATGATGGAATTTTGGAAGCTGCTGAAAATTCTGAATTTGGTATAGAATACACTCATTTATACTCTCCTCGTAAATTAAGAGAATCTTTATATGTTAGAGATCAAGATAATAACATAAAATATGGATTATTGGATTTACAAAAGGTTGATGGAGAAGAAGTCGCTGCAGAATATCATTCTCCGATAATTGGATGGGCCTATGACGGTAATCCAATTTACGGTCCATATGGTTATGAAACACAAACTGGTGGATTTGTTAAAGCTATGGAATCTGGTTATAAACCAGTAACTGTTGATAATCGACCTCCCCTCTCAACCTTCCCACAAGGATTTTTTGTGGAAGATTTTGTATTTGACAATTCAGGGGATTTGGATGAACATAATGGTCGTTTTTGCATAACTCCTGATTATCCTAATGGAGTTTATGCATACTTCTCAACTATCAATCCTACAAGTATTGAAAATTCGGGAGCTTTTAATAGATATAGAAAACCTCAGTTCCCTTATCTAATTGGCGATACCTTTAAGTCAAAACCAAATAGTTTTAATTATGATAAAACTATCAATCAACAATCCTATGATTTAAATGATACAGAGTATTTTAGAAACACTACTCCTTATTCTTTGACAAAAGAATATGCTTCTTATGATTTCTTATATCAACCAAATAAACAAAGAGAACAATTAATTGACATAAATTTAGTTTCTACTGGATCTATTGACAAAGTTGGTATAGTGACAGGTGGAAATAACTACAAAGTGGATGATACTATTCATTTTGGACAACTTGGAGATAGTTCTCAAAGAGCTAAAGGAAGTGTTTCTAAGGTTGGTGGAAAAGTAGTCACCAATATTAGTGTTGCAAGCAGTACGGTATCCGAATTAGAAATTTCGCCTTATGATACAAATGGACAATATATTGCTTTCTCTACTTCTCCTCATAATTTTACTAATTTAAATCTGGTTTCTTTATCTGGATTCAATACTTCTATTGATCATTTACAGGGAAGTTTTAATATTGGAGTGAAAACTGAAAGTGTTTTACTTGCAGGAGCTGCAACGACTATTGGAGTAACAGGAATAGTAACTTATTTTGGAATATCAGGATCCCTCTCAAATGATCTTTTATCTATTAGAGAAAATGATATTTTAGGGATTGGAACAGAAACAATAAAAGTTCTTCAAGTTGATAGAGCAAATTCTAGATTGAGAGTTCTGAGAGCTCAAGAAAGCACAATGGGAAGTGCTCATACTGCTGGTTCAGTGATAACTGAAGATTCTAGAAAATTTACCTTTAAATCATCTCCTGAAAATGATGTAAAATTTGAATTAAATAAGGAAATTTATTTTGAACCAAAAGAAGCATTAGGTATTGGAACTCTTGCAGGAGTTGGAATTGGAACTACTATTTCATTCTCTAATCCTGGTGCAGGTATTACTCAGATATTCATTCAAACTGAAGCAATCTATCTTCCAAATCATGATTT